TTGCTGATGTTTGTGCTAATACATCAACTGGTGTGCCTTCTAATGTTACTCCGGTTAAACCATACAAAGATCTTTGTTTATCTAATGCTAAACGCATTTCTCGTTGTCTTCTTGCTTTTCTTAAAGCATATGCTTCAGCAGACATCATAGATTCAAATGCTACTTGATTGGCTTTGCCTTTTAATATATTTGATTGTAAAATTCCGCTGTATACAGAACCAGCCGCTCCAATTACAGGTGCCGCTATTTTAGCTACATTAGTTAAGGTTGAAAATAATCCAGACCAATTAACTGCTGTGGTAGTTGCTGTGGTTGCTGTGGCCGCAGTGCCGGCTGTTGCCGCAGTAGTGCCACCTAGACTTAATCCTCCAGTCGCATATGCCGCTCCTGCTATGACTGCTATTTTTGCTAAATCTTTAGTTGGTGCACACATGGTTAGTTTCGTTTCCTCTCGACTAGTAGTATTTCTTCATTTCCAACAAAAAATGATGAAAATGGTTTAAATTTTAAAATATTTAGCCATTTTACAGAGTCCTGGTGTTTCTTCCAAACCTGCACAATATGCCGTGCTTCAGGATCTTTTTTTTCATTAGATTCAATCATTGCACGTGCTTCACGAGTGATTGTTTTAAAAAAATCTTTTACAATAGGTGTGCCAAAAAACCAATACCAATAAGTGCCTGGAAAAGTTTGATAACCTGCACACAACACAGGTAGTTTACCGTGTGTAGCACTGACCCCGTGCAAGTCGTCAAACATTTCTAATAATTTTTTTTTGGTGTAACCTTGTAACATAATTTCTAAATGATCCCAATGTCGCATATGATCAATCACATATGCATAATGATCGTAACGTAAAGGATGTGTAATAAAATTATCCTGCTTCTTGTATTTTACCGAGACCAAATTTAACCTCCGTTGTTAAAGATAACAGCGTTACAGGCAATCCAGTATCATTAATCATGGTTACTTGAGGTGTTCTACTAAATCCACTCAATCGCATTCGTTTCATACCAGTGTATGGTTGTACTGCTGTGTTTAATAATCCACTGCCCAGTGCTTTGAATGATACTGTTCTACCATCCACTTTAAATGCTTTACTAGAATCAAATTGTAATTCACATTGTACTTTTCTTACTCGTTCACCCAATGTGGTAAGGTTAGCAGATGCAATTTGTATAGGCAGAGTTTTGGCTGTGCTGGTATAACTGTGTCCTATGGCTGTGCTGGATGAAGATCTGGTCAGTGTAAAATTACCTGCCGCATCTACATTGACATCTGGATGTACTTGACCATCTGCAATAACTTGTACAGTTTTGCCTTCTAGGCCTTGAGCACCACTGAAACTAGTGCCAGTAACACTGCTAGAATGATAACTATCTAACCATACATCATCTTCTGTAAGTTTTTCTAGAAACAATCCTGTGTTTAGTGTTGATCCATCGTTGTCGTATCTTTGAGTCAGTGTGTAAAGTTTGTCATCTACCACACAAAGATCTTTCCAAAATCCGTTCGTGGTCCATAGAGTCCAACCTACCACAGTGTATTCTGTGTTTACACCCAGTACTGCTATGGTGCCATCATCATTGTTAGCAAATACAAAGTTGTTGTTGGTGTTGTCATAATTTTTTACAAATGAAAGATTGTCAGCACCGCTTAATATGTCGTGATGCACTAGATTATAATTTTTTGCTGAATAGGCATCTGTGTTAAAGTTATAAACAAACGCTCTAACTACCTTGCCACCTTTTTGTGGGAATAATACTTCGTTGTCCACTACCACCGGTCTGGTTCTACCTGTGCCTATACCATAACGAGTTTGTTGTCTAATTAAAATATTGGTTGGAGTTACAGGCTCACCGCTCATGTCAAACTCACCGTCTGATGTGAATATGAATAGCGATTGTTGCGATACCATGTGTCTAATAATGTTTAATTGATCAGAAGCAATGGTAAATTGCAATCCAGATACGTCTGTGATTTCTCCTGTAACAGTACCTGTGCTGGATACCACTCGAGAATAGTTGTCAAAATTAAAAAAGTCTCCGGTCTGTGATCCAAATATGGTTTGTGGTTTGTCTCTGCTACCACCAAATATCAATCTGTTTTGATGGAATGTGACTGATCGGGGCCAACCACCACCCAATGCTGTGGATAGATTTGAAAAGGCATCTATTTTCCATTCGTGACCCTGTGCTGTTTCGTTGTCTACTAATTCGTATTCTATATCACATACTGCCACTGTGCTGGATGATATGGATTTGATTCTTGCCATACCACCATTGACGTCAATATGCATACCCACGTGTCCATCCGGCCACGCGGCATCCACCCAACGATATGTGCCTCCTGCCAGTGTAAAGTTTGTGTTGGAGCCTGAAGTAGATGCTGGTGTCAGGGTAGCATCAAAATTGAAATTGGCTTGTGGTAGGTGATCAAAAGAAAGATAGGTACAACTCCAATCTGTGTTGCTGGATCCTCTAACCAATTGTACCGGTCGCATGTTTGGATGCACCAGGATCATGTAATCAAATGATTGTGTAAATCTAATGTCGTCAATATTATCAGTGGTAATATCAAAAACATTACCCGCAGTGCCGTTGGTTAATTTTACAATTCTAGTATCATTGTAAAAGATATGAATAGTAGCATTGGTAGATATAACCGAGTCTTGTGGTTCAATTAAAATTATGTATTCTTGTCCATCTGAAAATGAAAATGGTAACATTCTACTTTTTGGATGAAACCCCACAGTTGTTAATGGAGTAGAGCCGTCAGGTACAGTGTCGTTGTCTGGATGTGCTGAAATAAATTTAAAACCTTTTCTCTTGGTTATGCCACCTTGTGGTAAGCATAAAAAGTTTTCACAGGTTTCTAATCCTGCTTTGTAGATAGGTGTTTCACCTCTACCTGCTAGATATGGCCCAACTTGTCCTTGAGTAAAATTGTTTTGAGTAAATTTTCGTGTTGCCATTAGTTTTCATGTCGTAAGAATCTAGCATTGTCAGAAGACGTATTGCCTAGGTGTGCTTCTATCAATCTGCCTGCAGGCATAACATTGGTTGGTGGATTTTCTTGTCCATCTGCTATTCTTGCCGCTCGTAATTTTATGTTAAAATCGTTTAATAATCTATCATTCAATGATCCAATACCGGTAACACCCTCATTGATTTCATAAGCCAATTTAGAAACTAATGCTTCTGTAAAGAATACAGGAAAATATTCTTCAGCCATATTTTGTACATATTCTAAAAATAAAGTGATTGAGTTTGAATAAATTTTTTGTCCTTCCACTCTGTAATCATCATGATAATAACCGTTGTTATCAAACACTCCTTTAATTCGTATTACATCACCTGGTAGTGAATGCACATACAGATAGTTTACATCTGCAGGTGTTTCATTTAGACGATTTAATTGTTGTTTTATAATTGCAAAATTCCAAAATGTGTAGTATAAAAGACCTTTTTTGGTCATATCATACATGGTAGAGCACACATTGGATTCTGTAGTACCTTCAGTAAATGAAGCAATGGTTTCTGCTCCACATTTAACTAACGCTTTGTTTGAAATGGAAATATTGGTTTCGGTCATTTAGGAATTCCTTTACGTTATTTATAAAAATAAAAAAGACAGGCCCCCGAAAGGGCCTGCCTTATGTTTATAGCGAACCAGTTACGGATTATTCAGTAACTTGGATTTCTACTACACCGTCTGCGTCGATAACAGTTGCTCCACCAGACATAGTACCTAATACTAGGTGCGATGCTTTTTGAGGCACGTAATCGATTCTTGCATTGATGTCTTGTGCTAATGCTAAACCAACAGATTCCTTTTGGAATGCATAACATTTTCTCACTACTGAATCAGCAGTTAAAAGGTTTGATGTAATAACTTTGAAACCAAAGATATTAGGCACATAACCAGTCATTAATGCTGTGTCAGTGATGATACCATTATCACTTGATACTAAAGTTGTATCAGTTAAGATATCAGTAAGAGCCGCTGGTGATACTAAAAGTACTCTGTCCATCATTGGTACATCTAACGCATTTAACGCTTCGTGTACTTCTAATAGAGCCGCTTTGTTCAAACCATTTGCTCCTTGAGCAGTAGTTTTGATGTTGGTTGGTGTAGATGTATCTAACGCATCGATAATCTCTTGGTCAACTGCTCTTGATAGAGCGGCCGCAATTGATTGAGCGAACGTAGATCTTAAGTCTATGTTAACTTTGAACATATCCATGTCATCCACATATTCTCCAGAATGGAAGTTATTTAAAGTTGCACTCACAACTGAGTTTTGTGCTGTGCCACCTGTGTATGCTCCCGATCCAGATAAAGATTTAGAAGTATCTGACATTGCTGTGATATCTTCAAATCTTGCTTTGTTTTTTATTGATCCACCTTTTGATAATTTGTGGAATTTGTAAGTTGAACCAGTTACGTTTCTTACAACTCTAACTGCATCAACTAGTTTTGATGATGTTTGCTGATACGCTTGTTTCACATCGTCTGACCACATTTGGATAAACGAATTTGAAACTGATGTACCTGCGTTTCCGACTAAAGCCATTGCTTTACTCCTTTTTTGTTGTTGTTATAATTAACGCTGGGAATTGTGTTTGTTGTGTTCCGGGTCCGAAGATTATCCGTACTTGCAATGAACGTTCTTTGCTTGTAGTTTACAGCACTACCCACTGTCCTAAATTATTAGACATCAGCGGGCCTTACGGTTATCCGCAACATTATTTATTTCTATCTAAAAAAATAATATCTACATCAGGAAATAGATCCTGCATCTGTCGTAAAAATTGTTGTTCTCGATCCGCGGTGCATTGATAGTGTTCGGCAGTGTTGGTGTCTGTTAATTCTCTGTAGATACTTTCAGGTCCTAGGTCAAAGCCGATGCATTCTAAACGAGTGAATCCCAGACGTGCGGCCAACAGCATGGCCCAGTGTCCTGACAGCAATACCTGACTGCCCCTTTCTGGATAAGCGATGGGTTGCACATTGGGTATGCCACAGGTGCCGTATTGTCTCAATCGGTCGTGTGGTACAAACACAGTACGCACACCCGCGCGACCCATCTGTTCTAACACAGCACGATCTTGTGCTACAAGGAATGTAGGTTGGTAATCTTGATAGATTTGATTGCAACCAAATGTGATATCTGTAAAATTTTGTAGTATCCACTGACGACGACTGGGGCCATTACCAATAATCTTACAATGCATTACATTTTTATTAACAGTACCACAATGGTAGATAGCAGTCCTGCTATCACTGTGCCTGCTGAATAGATCACAGTCTTCATTGTGCTACCGTTGGCTTTGGCCACCACGGCAGATATTTCTTTTAATTTTTCTTCGATGCGATCCAATCGCTCGTTGATGGTTTGAAATCTTGCTTTACAAATAGCCACGTGTGCTTCTAGGTTGGTGTGTTCAATGTCTCCGTTCATGCTGGAATCCGTTCAATACTATTTACTGCAATAGTTTTAAATTCGTGTTCTCTGTCTAGGAATTTGTAATCTATGCGTTCTGGTTCAAACTGTTGTAACCATAGCAATACTGTTTTTATTTCAAAATCTTTGCAAGAATACACATCCAATTGAATCACAGGATAGTGTGATTCTGTCCAACTATGGAATGTGATAGATGATGTTTCAATGATTACTGTGCCTGACCAACCCCGGTTACCTTCTACAGGACACCACGCTGTGTGTGGTCCTGACAGTATTCGCATATTGATGTGACGGACTAAATTTTCTAATTCTGCGGCAAGATTAAAATCTTGTAGAGGTGGTGCATTTACTTCTGCTCTGATTAATAGATGTCGGTGCTCTAGGTGTGGTATCATCTTTTATTTAATACAATTGGGATGATCCTGGTACCATTTGGCTTCAATTAGATTCTGTTCTTCTCTCCGACCCATTCCGCACGGCAAACATACCCAACAGTGGTTGTGTTCATCCAACCACCATTGTAGAGTGGTATTAGGTTGGTTGCATCGGGGACAGATCATGATAATT